ATCCCGAAGACATCGCCCTGGCTCTTCGGCCTAAGGGTTGGGTTGTCGCCCGTCATGGTATTGAACATTTCGGCAGGCGTGGCGTACTCAGTGGCCAGCCCGTACTTGTGTCCCATGCCCGATTGCTCGATGGCCACGAGGAAGTCCAGGTCCTTGAGGATTGGATCGCCTTCGGTCTCGTAAAGCTGTTTGCGCACGAGGTTTGACTTGGTGATCGAGCCCTTCTTGCGGTCGCCAATGGTGAGGTCTGTTTCCTTCTCGGCGCTCATCATGGGCCTGCCGGTATTCGGGTTGATCAGTACACCGACGTCCTGCATGACCTTCTTGTCCATGACCTCGCCGGTACGCGGGTTCACGAAGGCGCCCGAGTAAAAGTCCGAGCGCTTCATGTTGTTGACCTCGAGAACCTTCTCGACAAGCTTTTGCACGTTCGGGTTGTTCTTGGGGTCAAGGAACCACCGGCTAGGCATCGGCAGGAGGTTGACGCGATCGGGCTGGGACAGCCTGCTTGCGATGTCCATAGTGGGGTCGATGGCCGACGTGATGGTCTGCTTGGCAGGCTTAGCAAGGGCCTGGAGACCGCTTACTATGGCCTTGCCGCCTGCCTGCATCTTCTTGATCTTGCCGCCCTTCTTGTAGCCAGCCTTCTGAAGCTTGGTTAGTAGCTCTTCGGATAGGAACTGGGAAGGCGCATAGCCTCGAGTCCAGTCCATGTACCCAGGCTGACGACCCTTCTCGGTAAGGACCTTGTTAATGTAGTCCTCCATTAGCAGTTCTCGTGGCGCAGGCATGAAGCTGACGCCAAGATCCTCGCCTTTGAGGATGGTCGGGAAGGCCGGGTGAAGGTCGGGCCTGTCCATCATCTCGCCGCTAAGCTGGAAGAGGCGGTTGCCAAGCGAACCTGTCGGCACTTCCAAGAGCGCCGGATCTGTCGTGCGCTGAATGATCCGATCGTAATCGAAGATCTGACCTTTCTTACCGCCAACGCCGATACCGCCCATGACGTCAGCAGCGGCTGCGCGTTTGTCGAAGGTGTCGACAAGCTTGCGGAACTTCCTGGGGTTCGTAATGTCGACGTCGGCCGGGAATAGGTTCTTGCCCTCCTTATCGACCACCGAGGCAAGCTTTGCGTTCAGGGTGTCCTTGAGTTCGGGCGTGAGCTTTTCTTGCTTAACGCCGCCCATAAACTCCTTGTAGAGGCGGTCGAATACCATCTGGTTCGACTTGTGCTGCGTCGGCGTTCCAAGCATGGTCGTCCAGATCGCTTGGCCTTCAGGCACGCGGCGATTGGACCCTATGATGGTCTGCCCCACTCCAGGCGTCTTAACGCCCCAGGTCGCACCGGCATAACGCGGATCGGTAAGCTGAATACCTGAGAATCCCGGACCACCAAGAAAGCCCTCTCCGACTTTAGTTCTATCGGCCTGGGTGATCATCAGTGTCTTGCCTTCGTGCTTGCCTAAAGCTTCGGACGGCAGGATGAGACCGGACTCGGTGACCTCCAGAATTCTCTTCTCGACGTCCTTGGGCATTTCCATGTTCAAGCCAGTCTTGCCCTGGAAGCTCTGACCAGGAAGAGCCCTAAAAGCCTTCTCGGCGGCCTTCTTGGCCAAACCGCCGCCTGCCATGCTTACGAGGCCGCCTCGAGCACCGCCCTGGTAATTACCCGGATCGTCCGGCTTAGCTGTAGGTACGATCGGCGTCGTTGAGTCTGCCGTGATGGTTGCTGGGCTGGTAATCGTTGGGCTGGTAACCGTCGGACTGGTCGTCGTAGATCCCGCAGGCGGGACGTAGGTCGACAGCTTGGGTGCCAGGGCATTCAGGCGTGCGGTCTTAGCGGCTGCCAACTGGTTTTGCCGTTGCAGGCGGAGCGCGTCTTGGTTGGCAAACTGAGCGGCTCGGTTTTGGGCCATCAGGTTCGAAGCTGCATCCCTTGCTACGGACTGCTGTCTCATTTGGCCCAGGCCTGTCGCCATGGGATTAAGACCTTTATAGGGAACTCCGCCAGCAGCCATGCCGGGAGCCGCCCTCCAGCCCTGACCTCCAGTTGCGTCGTCATTGCTCGATCCGTCTACCAGACCGCCGCGTGCGAAACCGCGACCAGACATGTCCTGAGCCACGCTCGGGTCGTAGATTGCATAAGCCTTGCCCGTTGCGTTGGGCATTTGAGTACCGGCAAAGCCAGCGTCGAGGATCTCTTGGCGGATCATATCCTTTCCGATCCCAGGCTTGACCATGGCCTGCCTGCGCAGCATGTCGTAGTAGTCAAGGCCTTCCATTTGGCCCTGGGGCGTGTCGTACATCTTGTCGAACATCAGCATCCGGTTGCGATCAACGTCGACAGGCGTGACGTTAGCTCCAGGCTGATTGCCGGTGAACTTGTTGGCGTACCGGGGAAGCTCTGCCGTGTAAAATGCGCGGCCCATCGAGGCGTGGGGATCTGCCCTCATGATGTCGAACTTGCCCTCGATCGGGATACGCTGGCCAGAGTAGACGCGCATGAAGTCGGGCTCGGGCCCCTTAAGCACCTCGGCTACCGGCTTGGGCGCCTTGGGCATCATGGACTCGACCTTCTGCATGTTGTTTAGCCTGCCTGCCATCTTTTGCAGTGCAGCATTGGTCCCAGCCCCTCCGGCCATCGATGCAGGGACCGACCCGAAGGTCTGGCCCATCTGGGCCGTGTGAGCGCGGTCAGGCTGCGTTAAAGGGTTTGGGGTCATGCCTCGTAAGGCGTGGCTCATTTCTTCGCTTGTAGGCCCTTGTAGGCCCCTTGCAAGCATGGCTGGCATGAAGCCTGCCGTCTTGATGTTGCTTAGCGCCTGGGTGATGTCGCCTGCCGTACCCAAGCCTTCTGCCAGGGCGCCTCGTACCGCACCGCGGCCCATGTCGGCTAGGCCTTGCAGGGCCTGGGGGATGAACGTCGGATTCTTCTGGGCGCGTGGGTTTGGCATGGTGGTCCCTAAACCGCGTAAGGATTGACCCGCCGAGGCCGGTCCTCGGGGTATTGGTCGTCATTATCCGGCGGCGGAGGATCAATGACAAGCCATCCCATGTCTCGCAGCACGCGCAGGGCTTGGGACGTTGTATCCACGAGGTCGTCATGCCTGACCTCAGGGAAGGCGCAAAGCTGATTGACGAGGGGCTCAGCCCAAGATCGGGGGTGGCCTTCGTTCTTCGTGCTCTCCGGAATATACACCCGTCCGGCCTTGATCAGCGGGGCGATCAGGTTGACCCGTTGGACCTTGTCCGCTCCGCCGGGATTGTATGACCGACAGGGTATGTGGGCACGCCCCAGGTCCTGGAGGAGGGAGATGCCGGAGGACTTGTCTTCAACCAGAACCATGTCAGTCTTCTTGCCCTGTCCGAATTCATTGGGGTCGCCGTAAACCGTGCCGAAGTCTTCAATTACCTTCTCCTTCAGGTCAGGATATTGCAAGCGCTCTTCCCAGCAGTCGATCAGCATGGCGCAAAAGCCTTTGTCTTCGCTGGGCTTGAAGATTCCCCATACGCTACAGGCTGAGGGGTCGTTGATGGTCTTTTCGGTATAGGCGCCGTCGTAGGACTGGACCACGAACTCAAAGCGCGGAAAGGGCTTATCTGACGGCCATAGCTTGATCCAGGCGCGTTTGATGATCCCAGCCTCTTCGGGGTCGATGATCTCGGCGTGGATCTCTTGGCGGCCCAGGGAGGTGCCCTCGTACTGCAAGATCTGCTGTTTGAACGTCCCGGCAAGGTTTGCAAGGTTGTCGTAGGTCGAAGCCTGAGTGACGACGACGTCCTCGCCGTCTCGGTTCAGCAGGTCGATGATCAGCGGCTTGGGCTTGGGCGTGGTGGTTACGACGATCCGCGGCTTATCGCCCAGGCGGACCGAGAACATGATCTGGTCCCAGGCTGCATCCAGGTATTCCCAGGCTGCCAATTCGTCGCACCAAGCATGGTGCCATTGCGGACCCCGGAAGCGCTCAGGTTCACTAGCCGGTATGCCTTTGATCAGGGAGCCATTCGTAAGAACGATCTCGTGCAGGCTCCTGGTGTACTTGACCCGGATCTCCTCGGGCATGCAGTTGAGCAGGCCTGACTCGCCCTCGATCATCGTGTCGCGGATGTCGGCCGAGGTCGGTCCCGAGATCAAGATGCGGATGTTGGGCGTCGTCCAGGCTGTGTGCCAAACGTCCTCGGCGGCTGTCCTGGTCTTGCCTGCGCCCCTACCTGCAAGTAGGAGCCATACCGTCCACCAGTTACCCTTGGGCGGGATCTGGTGCTTGTGTGCCCTCATGAGCCATTTCATCCGGGCCCTGAAGGCTGCCGCTGCTTCCGGGGGTAGCTTCTTCAGCGCCTCCTGGTGCAGGGCAAGCTTGGCTTCAATCCGCTTGCTTTGACTTGCTGTCAGCATTCTGGCGGATGCCGGTCAATTCATCGATC